CAGCACCAGCACCAGCACCAGCACCAGCACCAGCACCAGCACCAGCACCAGCACCAGCACCAGCACCAGCACCAGCACCAGCACCAGCACCAGCACCAGCACCTGTGACACCGGCGCACGACCTGGTTGCAGCTGGCCCGACCATGACGGCCGCGGCGCAGTTCACCTACGCCGAGTACAAGGCCAGTGGTTGGACTGATGAACAACTTCGCAGCTCGGGGTTCATGGTATGACGAACGGTGAGAAATGGCCCCCGCTGAAGAAACTCCCTGAGGTAGGGGAAGTGTATTTGCACCTTAACGGGCTTGCTTACACGGTTATCGCGCTTGCAGTAGACAACCAGCGCGAAGAGTTGCAAGTGATCCACCAAGGTGCAGATGGTTGCGTTTGGTCTAGGCCGATCGGCAATTTCATGGGCGTTCCGAGCGGCCACGGTGCGAGGTTCCGCCTCAACCAATCTACTGACGCCGGTTAACCCTCAACCGTAAACAACGGCCCCGCTCGCGTCATTGCGGCCGGGGCTTTTTAATTCACGGAGGTAGTTAAATGGACTGCTACGACAGCGTGAGATTCCGTTGTCCCCACTGCAACGAACGGTTCCTGGAACACTCCAAAGCCGGCAAATGCAACCTGAAGGATTACGATTCGCAGGCCGTACCGTTGCGCATTGCTGCGGCATTGAACGGCGAGCGTGTGTTTTGCCCACATTGCGAAACTGAATTCGTGAGGCACTCGCGAACGCCGACACGGGTTGAAGTTTATTTGGCACGCGTGGACGAGGATAGCGACGATGACTGACCTGCAGCCGGTGCAGGCGCTCAAAACTTGCCCGCGTTGTAAAGAAACAAAGTCACGAGCCGATTTCTCCAAGCATAAACGGCAGGAAGACGGGTTGCAGGCTCAGTGCAAATCTTGCTGCAAGGCCAGTAATGCGGCGTATTACCTCAAGCAAAAAGATAAAATAACTCTACGTAACGAGACCTGGAAAGCGGCCAATCCCGACAAAATTAAAGCAGCCGAACGGAAACGTCGATCCTCGCCGGAAATTAAAGTAAAGGAAGCAGAGTTCCGTCAGGCTAACCGTGAGCGGCTTCGAATTCAGCAAACAGAGTGGCGCCTTCGAAATCCTGAAGCTGAGAAATTAAAGGGGCAAAAATGGAGCAGGGCAAACAGAGGGATAAAGCAAGCTAGCCTTGCAAGATATCGAGCGAGCAAGTTGAAGCGTACTCCGAACTGGAGCGAAAGAGATCTTATTGGGTACGTGTACGAATTTTGTCAGCATCTTAATTCAGAGAATAAGGCGAAGTTCCACGTAGACCATATTTACCCACTAAGGGCAGAGCAAGTTTGCGGTCTACACGTTTTTAGTAATTTACAGATACTGAAAGGCGTTGAAAATAATTCAAAAGGTAATCGTATTACAGGTTTGGAAGAAGAAATTACCCCCTGCGTATTTACTGACGAATTTCTGACTTGGCTTTATGCCCGTGAGGACGTATGAAAATTCAAGCGCCACCGCCGCCCCGTCTTGCGCCTCTGCCTCCCGCAGAGTTGCTTCGTTGGGGTCAAAAAATTCCAGTAGCTTGGGGCTATTCCACAGTGCTGCCCTCGTGGGATGTTGAAACCTATAGTGAAGCCGGATTCATTTGGGATGATCGGGCTCAGAAGTTTAAACATCCCATTGGCGCAACTAAGAAAGGCCTTCCCGCAGTAGGAAGCAGTGTCTATTTTGAACATCCGACCGCTGATATTATCTGCTTAGCGTACGACCTTAAGGATGGTCGCGGGTGCCGTCGGTGGAAACCCGGAGATCCGAATCCGCAGGATCTGATCGAGTACCTGCTGACGTATGACGATTCGACGCCATCTAGTTACTCTCAGCCTGGGATCATAACCGCTCACAATAGCGGCTTCGAGCTTCGCTGCGCTATCCATGTATTGCACAAGAAGTACGGGTGGCCGTTGCTGCACGTGCGCCAGATGCGTTGCAGCATGGCGAAAGCGCGGGCGTTTTGCCTACCTGGCGCACTGGCCGGTCTGTCGGAGGTACTGCGCCTACCGATCAAAAAGGACAAAGACGGCGAGCGTCTAATTAAGAAATTCAGTATGCCGCGCGACCCGACCAAGAAAGATCCGCGCACCCGCATTACCGTCGAGGACGACCAAGAGGACGCGGAGAAATACTACAGCTACAACGAAACCGACATCATCGCCGAAGCCGGGGCGAGTGCGCGCATTCCTGACCTGATCCCGCAGGAGTTGGAGTACTGGCTGGCCGATCAGGACGTGAACTGGCGCGGCGTCGGCGTCGACGTGGAATCGGTCCACGCATGTATCGCCGTATTGCAACAGGCTCACAGCAAATACAATGCTGAGCTATATCAGATCACCGACGGCACCGTGGCGCGCGCGTCGGAAATCGGCAAACTGCAGGAGTGGGTAGCGGATTGCACTGGCTACCGTATGAAATCAGGGGACACAGAAGCGGTCGAAGAAGCTATTCAGTGGCTCTATAAAAAGATTGACGATGGCGGGAACGATGGAGGCGATATTGCCCAGTACGCGCCAGTTCTGCGCGCGCTGGAGATCCGCAACCTGATCGGATCGGCAGCGGTCAAGAAAGTTTACGCCATGGCGCGGATGGCCACCCGCGACGATCGACTGTGCGATCTTTTTATCTACCACGGGGCTCGCACCGGCCGGGACACGCACGCAGATGTTCAGCCTGGCAACCTACCGAAGTCCGGAGTAAAGATCCGATGGTGTACTGACGTCGAATGCGGCAGGTCGTACGCACTGGCCAACGCCGCGTGTCCGTGGTGCGGAGCATCTGACGCATTCAGCGATGTTCGGGAAAAGGGAGTATGGGACGCTTCTGCCGCAGACGATGTTCTGGAAATAATGCGGCACGGCAACCTGGAACTGGTCGAATATTTTTACGGCGATGCAGTGCTGGCGATTTCTGGCTGCGTGCGTTCGCTTCTGGTCGCCGCCGAAGGCCACGACTTGATCTGTTCGGACTACAGCGCTATCGAAGCGGTTGTGCTCGCGATGCTCTCCGGCGAACAGTGGCGGATCGATGCTTTTATGCGCGGGGACAGTATTTACTACCACGGAGCCGCTGGCGTTACTGGAAAAACCTACCAATTCTACGTCGACTACAAATCCGAGAACGGCGTGGAGCACCCAGATAGATCCAAGATCGGTAAAGTGGCAGAGCTCGCCTTGGGATACCTCGGGTGGGTAGGAGCCTGGCGTAAATTTGATTCAACCGACAACTTCACAGACGACGAAGTTAAGGAGCTGATCAACAAATGGCGATCGGCTTCGCCAATGCTCGTCGAATGCGGAGGCGGCCAAACTCGGGGCAAGCCGTGGCGTCCGGATCGTTTTGAGAACTATGGCTACGAGGGTATGTTTCTCAACGCTATCCTCTACCCAGGACAGGTTTTCGAATACCGTGGGATCAAATTCAACGTTCAAGACGACATACTTTTCATCACGTTATTGAGTGGCCGCAAGCTTACCTACCATTCGCCACGTGCGGAAAGGCAGGAGCGTTTTCAAGGCGTAGAAACCTACGCACTCTCCTATATGACGTGGAATTCCAATCCAGCTTTCGGCGCTATTGGCTGGGTTCGGATGGACACATATGCGGGGAAAATCCTTGAAAATATTACCAGCGCCACTGCCCGAGACATCATGGCGCACGCCGTCGTTAACCTGGAAAAAGCAAACTATCCGGTGGTGCTGCGCGTCCACGATGAGATCGCTAGCGAGGTGCGCAAGGGGTTCGGCAGCGAACAGGAGTTCGAATCGATCATGGCCGACCTGCCTTGGTGGGCTAAAGGCTGGCCTGTGCGCTGCGGCGGTACCTGGAGGGGTCGTCGGTATCGCAAATAAATAGTTGACACGTGCGTCACCTCGGTTAATACTCAGCACCACAAACAACGAGGTGACGCACATGTTCACTATCTACAAATACGAAGTGCCGATGGTTGAAGACTTCACGCTGGAGCTTCCGGTAGGCGCTCAGTTCCTTGACGCGCAAGTCCAGAACGGTGCAGTGCAACTCTGGGCCCGCGTTAACACCGACGCTCCAATGCGCACCTACCGTTTCGGCGTGCACGGCACCGGCCACCAGATGAACGACTTCACCGCCGTTGCGCCGCACATCGCTACCTTTCAACTTTTCGCTGGCGGACTGGTTTTCCACCTGTTCGGCGGCCTGTACGCGTAACTCTCACGGAGAAACACCATGACCACGTTTGAAACTTTCTCGCAACAACTGCGACTGCGCTTTGAGCACCTTTCGCAATACGAACTCTTCACCGTAGCTGTTCCGGGTGACGAGGTTTACGCGGCGTACCTCGCGGCGTTTCCGGCGGGCACCAACCCGATCTTCCGTGAGCGCACCGAGCACGACTGCTCCTGCTGCCGCAACTTCATCCGCAACCTCGGTAACGTGGTGGCGATCTTCGAAGGCTCGGTACATTCGATCTGGGATATCCCGGACGCAGTGGCGCCGTACGACACCGTGTCCCAGGCATTGGCCGCACTCGTCGAGACCGCGCCAATCGTCAGCCTGTACCGCACGAAGGAAACCAAGTACGGCGCTGCGTTCAACTTCGAAGCTGTTGCAGACGGCGCGCCGATCAAGTGGAACCACTTCCACGGGACCGTGGCGAAGAAACACCTTACGCCATCGCCAGAAGCGGCCATCGGTGAATTCAACACCACCGCAGCCGTGTTTAAACGTGGGCTCAATGAGCTGCGTCCTGACGCATTCGAAACGGTGCTGGGCCTGATCCACGCAAACGCCCTGTACCGCGGTGAAGAATTCCTGCAAGGCGTTCAAGGCTTCGCAGCTCTGCAAGCGCAATACCTGTCGCTCGACGCGGCGGCCCAAGCCCTGTTCATCTGGCAGCACGCGACCAATCCGGCCACCCGCTTCCGCAACACCGCCATGGGTACGCTGATCATTGACCTGTCGGAAGGCATGGAACTGGAAACCGCGGTAAGCCGTTTCGAGAAAATGGTGGCTCCGACCAACTACAAGCGGCCGACAGCACTGATCACGCCGCGCATGATCGAAGACGCGCTGAAGACCGTCGACGAACTGGGCCTGCGGGAAGCACTGGAACGCCGCTTCGCCACGCTGTCCGATATCTCGGTGAACAACGTGATCTGGGCCGACAACAGCGCCAAAGCGGTCATGAAAGACGGACTGGCCGGCCTGCTGCTGGAAGCTGCCACACCAGCGGGCGTTCCGGATCTGAAGAAAGCCGAACCGATCAGCATTGCCGATTTCATGGCACAGGTCGTCCCGGGCGCTCAGAGCCTCGCGGTGTTGGTGCGCAATGCCCACCAAGGTAACCTGATGTCGCTCACGGCGCCGGTGCATGTCGACAGTGGCCAATTGTTCAAGTGGGGCAACGACTTCGCGTGGAGCTACAACGGCAACCTCACCGACTCGATTAAAGAAAAGGTCAAGCGTGCCGGTGGAAACACCGAGGCGAAGCTGCGGATCAGCCTGGCGTGGTTCAACGGCGACGACTTGGACATCCATGTCTACGAGCCGAACGGCAATCACATCTACTTCGCCAACAAATCCGGCAAGCAAGATATCGACATGAACGCCGGCTACAACACCAACTCCGTTGACCCGGTCGAGAACGTGAGCTTTGCTGCGCCGCTCGATGGGGTATATCGAATCGGCGTGCACCAGTACAACCGCCGCAGCGCCAGCAACCCGGGTTTCGTCCTGGAACTGGAAAGCAATGGCGCAGTGCAACAGTTCAGCTATGCCAAGCCGCTCGGGCAGCAGGCGATGTTCGTTTGCGGTGAGGTCGAAGTGCGCAACGGTTCGCTGTTTGCCGTCCGCTTCAGCCATGACCTGGTCGGTGGCAGCGCGAGCCAGCGCGTCTGGGGCATCGACACCGAACAATTCCAGAAGGTCGAGACGCTGATGTTCAGCCCGAACCACTGGGACGGTGAAGCGACCGGCAACAAGCACTGGTTCTTCATTCTGGAAGGCTGCCGCAACGATCAACCAGCGCGCGGTATCTACAACGAGTACCTGGCGTCGCCGCTGGACAAGCATCGCAAGGTGTTAGAAGTCCTGGGCGCCAAGACCATGTGCGCACCGACCGCTGAGCAGCTGAGCGGTCTGGGATTCTCTTCCACCAAAGGCGACGTGCTGACGGTGAAAGCCGGGCACAAGCTGTACAACGTTCAATTCTGATCCACTACCTGCAAGGAGTTACACCATGAGCAATATCTTCAAGCAATCCGCGCAGCTGAAAATGCGCTTCCCGTCGGTTCGCGGGTTCCTGATCACGGAACAACTGTTCGACCTGCCGCTCACCAGTAAAAACGGTTTCGACCTGGACACTGTGGCCAAGGACGCTAATAAGCTGCTGAAGGAACAGGCGGAAGAAAGCTTCGTCAGCACCACCCCCGATCCGCAGACGGCTGTCTACCAGGTGATGCTGGACGTCGTCAAAGAGATCATTGCCGACAAACTGGCCGAGGCTGCAGCGGCTCGCACCCGCAGCACCAATGCTGCAGAGCGTCAACGTCTGCTGGCCCTCCTGGACGAGAAAAACAACGACGAGCTGAAAGGTCTGTCGAAGGAAGAACTGCAGAAGCGTATCAACGAACTGAGTTGACACACGCGTCACCCTGAGCGATACTCACGGTCACAGCAACTGATCGTGAGTATCCCAGCATGAACCGCTTCAAAGAAAACCAAACCGTACGCATCAACGACAGCCAGAGCGAGTACCACAAGTCGCTGGCCAAAGTCGTCGCAGTAGGCGCGAAAGCCTACGACGTGACAGTCGGCACTGTTCGCATGCGTGTTGTCCCAGAACAACTACTCGGAGTGCGCAAACCATGAACCCTGTTCAACTGCTCGACCGTCGCGCCTGGCGCGCCGGCTGCTGGATCACCCAGAGCGGCATCGTGCTCTGCCCGCAGCACGTTAAAGCCGTCTGTACCGTGGCTCAGAACGATGCCGTAACTGTCACGGCTGCGGCCATCCAACGGATGATGCAATCATGATCACACGTGCACAGGCTGAATCCCTGTTGACCCTGGCTGAGTCGTTGGAAGCGTGCGAGCGACAGGGCATTGAAGTCCAAGAAGACTCGGACGGGGTGACCTTGGTGATTGCAGGCAAATGCCACTACCCACCGCAATACAGCCGTCTCACCGGGGTAACCATCCGACTCGCTGTTAACGCACTCGTACCAAAGCACACTGGCTCGTGACGCTACCGGGGCGGCCGGCTTTCTCAATGGTCGGCGCGCCCATGTCCCGGGCCGAAGCACTTAACCACGCACAGGGCATCTGGCCCGCTGCGACACTGGAGTAACGACATGACTCGATTGACCAACGCTTTGCGCGACACCATCGTTAAAAATGCACTGGCTAAAGCCGGCGTAACCAAGCGCGTCGACGCCGCAGAAGCATCACTGCAGCAATGGGGCGAACTGGTGCGCGTTGAGCTGCTCGGCGGGAAAGAGAAAGCCGACGACCTCGCCGCCAAACGTCAGCAAGTGCAGGAGCTGGCGAAAGGCGTCGATGCCAATTTGCGCAGCACCAGCGATATTTTCTACGGCCGCAAAGAAGTCAGCCTGAACATGGCCGGGGTGCGGATTAAAGCCAAATTCCCCGCGTATGGCATTTCGCCGCAGTCAGGCACTATCCTGGCTGACAACCCACTGGTTCAGCAGTACTACGACCTGCGCGGCGTACAGGAAGCCGTCGAAGCCGAGTACGACAATATCCGCACCCAGGTTCACGCCACGGTCTACAAGTTCGGCAGCGTCAAGCGTCTGCTGGAAGCGTGGCCCGAAGCTAAAGAACTGTTGCCCGAAATGCTGACGGAGTCGAAACCGCAGCTCCCGATGATCCAAGTTGCCGACCTGAACGCATTGGTCGGCCTGCCAAGCGGGGACGAAAAATGATCACCGACAAGACACTGGACGAAACCCTCGTCGAACTGTTGCGCTGCCAGCGGGCGCTTGAGGCGTTGCGAAAGGCTCGTAAGCAGGGCGACAAACGTTGCCCGAATGACGAATGTGTCGCAGCCTGGAAACCGGTCGGCTTCGGCATGGGCGACGAGTGCGTCCACTGCGACGCCAAAATGACTCTGTGCATGAGCCCCGGCCCGCAACACGCCGCGGCCAAACGTTCGTCCATGGATCTGACCCGCAAGCTTGCAGCGCTGCGGCAAGGTCGGTAACCGTGGGAACGCCACTTAGCAAACGGTCGCCAATCTGGCTGGCGAAACAGGATCCGCACGACCCACTGTTGAGCCCAAGCTACCGGCGTTCCGTTCGTTACTTCCGCCAGTTATACAAAGCCTGGCCGGACTGGTGCGCTGAGCATCCCGGCTTCAAGGCGATTCGGGACGAATGGAAACAACGCACGGCGGCCGGCGAAATGGTGCAGATCGACCACATTGTGCCGATTTGCTCTGCGATCGTTTCCGGGCTGCACGTACCGTGGAATCTGCAGGTGATCAGCAAGGTGGAGAACATGCGCAAGTCCAACCACTGGTGGCCGGATCACCCGTTCGAAAACCTGGAGCTGGCTTTATGCTGAGGTATCCCTGCCGCTGCCGCAAATGCGGCCACCGGCGCACCCTGGCCCAACTGCCGCACCTGATGCGTAACCGGTGCAAATGCGCCACGTGCCGCAAGCTGCGCGAGCAGGACAGGGAAGCGCCGTTGCACTGTGACTGCGGCGGCCACTGGCGGGTCGATTGGTACAGGCGCAGCAAAGAACACAAACGGGCCGGATGTACCTGCGATGGATATTGGTGGAGTATTGTAGGAGGCGTACACCGTAAAGGCTCGCCGAATTGTTATTTTCGGGTGGAAAGTTCCGATGAAAAAGTGCAGTAAATGCCACGAGATAAAAGACATCTCGGAATTTCACACAAGTTCTCATGGCGTATACCCTAGCTGTAAAGTTTGTAAGAAAATGGCAAAAGCGATCTATTACGAAAATAATAAGGAGAAAGTCCAGCAAAAAATAAAAACTTATCGGGCTATTAACAGTGAAACACTGAAACTTAAAAGTCGGTCTGCCTATAAAGCTAACCCGGAAAAATTTAAACTACTGACTAGAGAAGCTAGAATAAAAAATATTGAAAAAGTTAGGCAACGTGAGCGGAAGTATCACGAGAACAATAGAGAAAAGCGAAAGCTTTTAGCTAAACACTATCGACAAAAGAATAGTGACCGGGTAAGGGCCAATAATGCCGCTAGGCGTGCCGATCAGATGAGAAGGACGCCAAGATGGCTAACTAAGGAAGACTTAGAATTTATGCGAATGGTATACGAACTTGCCAAAGGTATGGAGTTATCTACTGGCGTTAAACATCACGTAGATCATATCTACCCTTTACTTGGCGAATTTGTTTCAGGCCTCCACGTACCGGGCAATTTACAAATTTTAACCGCCGTTGAGAATATCAGAAAACATAATAAATGGAGGCCTGAGTAATTTATGGCTGCGCTGAACGCTTCCTCAATTCCGACCGGCAGAACTGGAGCAATCCGTATTGCTGGTCGTACCCTCTCCGCAGATTGAAATAATCCGATCGAGCAGCAGGTTCAAGTTCTGCGGTTCCGCTTCCAGTTCCGCCGGAAACGGTTGCATCGGCGCGCACTGCTGGACAACGGGCTGCGACCCGCAACCGCTGAGTACCGTCAGCAACAGCGCGCTCCAAAGTGCTCGTCTCATTCTCTTTACCTGCCTTGTACTCAATGAATGTTGCGCGGATCGCTTCCGTCTGCGCCTGTGCTTCGACCAGTTGCTGGTTCACGGCGTTCACGTTGGCGGCGATCGCAGTAGCGGTGGCCAGGTCTCGGTCTGCGACATCGTTGTCCCACCGGAGGCCCTGCACGTACCACGCACCGCTCGCTCCCACTAGTAAACACAGGGCGTAACCGTAGGCCGAATTCATTTCAGCACCGACAGCGCATAACGGTACCGGGCCTTGCGGTCTTCCAGTCCGTTCGTGCCGCCATTGATTGCCCGGGTGATATCGGTGAAGCGATCTGCGTCAGCCAGTGCATTGAGGTTACGCGTCGTCCAGTACCACACGGCGGATTTCGCGGCCCACTCGGGCTGCTCAAGCAATTCCGGGTTACGCAGCAGCCGATCGTCACCGAATAGCGCCTGGCTAGCTTTGCCGTAGTTGGTGCGACCGGTCACCTGGATCAAGCCGCGACCGGCGAACCGTGCACCGTCACCCGGTTGCGTGTTGCCCAGGTCTTTGCGTCCGTCGTACTTGGCGAAGTACTGAGGGCCACCGAGTTCCTTGCTGTACACCAGTGAGCCACTCTCGTGGCCAATCTGAGCGAGGAAAGCCGCAATGCGCAATCTCGTGTTGATCTGACCGTCGGCCATTGCCGCGGTGAGCGCGTCGGCCCACTTCTGCGCGCGGGCTACGGGAATGTTCATTGCGCTTGCAAGCGTAGCTGCGTTCATTGGGTTGGCCTCTCGTGACGTGAGGGCAGCATCTTGGCGACATTGCCTCGGGCTTTAGCGACCAGTCCCAAGACGCAACTCCATCCTAGTACGTGCAGCCATTGCGGTGCGGCGAATGAGGGGTCGATGACGCCAAAAAGTATGAAGACCGCGAAGCCGATACTGCTACCGGCAAGTCCTATTGCCAGCATGGATACCCCCCAACGTTGACGGGCACCCTTTGGCCGGTAGCAGTAGATAATGAGAAATGTTGCAATGTGGATAAAGAAACGTACCCACAGCAGAATAGTTTCAAGATCCATCGTTATTGCTCCGTTGTTTGACGAACGGGACATAGCCGAGAATGTCTTTAGCCCACTTCGGCAACCCGGCCTTGGCCTCAACCATTGCGCCCGCTGCTGTGAATACTGTCGCAATCAGGCCAGCAATGCCACCCGACACCAGCATAGCCTTTTCGTTCCACGGTGGGCCGCCCGGGTAGAAGAACACCCCGCCACCGAACCCCATGCCACACGAAAATAGCCCGAGATAAATCTTCTGGCCAAGTGACGTGGCTGCTGGTCGACTGAGAAGAAAGCAAGTTCCTATCAGTGCGCCAGCCACAGCAAAGGGGTTAATGACGCCACCCAGTACGCAGATCCACGTCCAAAAAATAACCGTGCATTGTTCCCGCATGGTTTCACCCCCTTAAGTTTCGAGGATGATACCACGGCTCATGCTGGCGGGAAGCTATCGTCGTCGGCATAGACTCGAACGTCGTAGTTCACGGCCTTCACATTGCATGTTCGCGTTCCTCGTGGCGATACGTCGGTTATCAGTGCCGGGAACATCCATTTCGATTCATGGCCGAACTGGATAATGGGCGGCATGTCGATCTGGCCGCTCAAGTCCGGCACGAAATCCAGCGTCGGGATTGAGAAAGTGTAATCGTCGATCCGAGTTGCCACGTAAGGTCCGGATGCGGTGCCGTCCTTTCGGCGCACCAGCGCTTTATGCGTTCCCGGAATCGACCAGTCCAAAGGCTCTGAAGACTCGAGCACGACTGGCGGGCCCGCGGTGTATCCGACAACTTCAGCACTTTGGCCGTAGCCTGGCGTCGCCGAACCTAACGCAACAAAATCGAAGTAGGCGCTGTTCAATGCGTCCAGTTCTGTCTCGAAGGCGTACTGCCGCTGGCGATACAGCTGAGCCCGGCGCTTGCGCATTCCCCAACGCCACGCTTTGTACCGAACGCAAATACCTTCCGCCTTCAGGTTCTCTACTCGGGTGCCTGCATCACCGAACAGCCGGCACTGAACCGTTTCGTTTTGCTTGGTGATGTGGTCGAAATATTCAACATCCACGCCGTCAAAATCATCCGGCTGATCAGGCATCGCAAAGGAATAGGACAACGGGTTGAGCATGATTTCCGGATTGTACATCTGGTCAAAGGACGGCCCCCGGGGCTCATCGCGAACCGGCACCAGCAGACCTCGATCAATCGT